GTTTCTTCTTTTTCTAGTGACGAGATAGAAGAAATATCTGGGACATTTTCTTGTCCAGAACAAGGTTGTTATCTAGTTTCTACAGAAGGATTACTAAATCCTAATACAAGAGTTGTAACTTGGATTTGTTCAGATGGACATAATGGTAAGGCAACTATATGAGTGAGAGATCAGAGATTAAAAGAATTGGTGCAACTGCTCATAAGAATTCTGGTCGTGGTCAGTACATCAAATCTGATGCTACGTGGAATAACTTTATTATAGATATTAAAGAATATAGTAAGTCATTTTCTATTAGCCAAGCAACGTGGGCCAAGGTTGTCACTGACACGCTTAGAACTGATAAAACTAAAGACCCAGCACTTCTTTTGGTGCTTGGAGGTAAGACAAGACTTGCAGTAATTGAATGGGCTAAGTTAGAAGAATTGGTGGAGAATAGTGGACAATCCGATAGATCTGATTAATCAGGTCGCAGAATTTAATGACATTAATGAGTTTATGAAGGATGATGAAGTAGATGAAGCGTTGGCGTTGATTGTAAAGATTTATACAAAGCCAGATATTCCATCTACTCAAGCAGTAGTTTTAATTGCTAAATTACAGGCTATGTCAGCAAAGTTTGGTATACTTGCAACATACTATTCTACTATTGCAAAAGGTCCGACAGGTTCAATTAATAATAAGAAAAAGAACGTTTACTATACACTGAAAGATAGTATCGACAAACTTGTGGATTCTTTAAAATATGTAGCAAGACTAAACTTAGGATAATTATGGCTAAAAATTTGATTTCACAGATAAGAAATAGACCAAAGGAAACTGCATTAGATCCTAAGAAATTAGTGAAGATGATATATGATGCGTACCAAGGCCAGCGTGTAATAACTGAGTACAAGAAAAAAAATTCGTTTGCTCCGAGTACGCTTGGTTATGGTCATGGAACATGTGCCAGATATTGGAGAATTGCTTTTGATGGTGCTGAGTTTACACAAACTACTCCTGCATTAAACATTGCTTCTATGGATAATGGAACAGACTCTCATACAAGAATTCAAGCAGTGATGCAAAAGGCTGGAATTTTAAAAGAAAAAGAAAGAGAGATTCATTCTCTTAAGCCACCAATTCGTGGATTTGCAGATCTAATTCTTGAGGTTAATGGTAAAGAAATTGTTGGTGAGATTAAAACAATTAAAGATCAATATTTTATTATTAGGAAACAAGAAGGTCAGCCTTCTCCAAGTCATCTTCTTCAGGTACTTATATACATGCAAGTAGAAGAAATTGACGAAGGTTTCCTTCTATATGAAAATAAAAATGATAATGAATTGCTTGCCATTCCTGTAATAATGTCTGAAAAGAATAAAGAATATATTGAATATGTTTTTGATTGGATGAATAATGTTTATGAGGTTTGGAAAAGCAGAGAGTTGCCAAAGCGTGGATATACAAAATCAACTTGGCAATGTAGAGGATGTCCCGTATTAGAGTCTTGCAACCTACTTGACCCTAAAGGTGATCTAAAAATAGAAAATCTAAAAGTCGGTATAGATGGCTGACATTGGATTTAAAGTTTGTGGATTCTGTGGAACAGAGTTTCAAACTAAAAAAAAGAATCAAAAATATTGCGATAACCTTTGTTGTCGTGGTGCAACAAATAAAAGAATAATGGAAAGATATTATGAAAATAAGGCTAGGCTTTCTGGAATTAAAAGACTTTGTTCTTGTGGAAAGTTACTAAGTAGATATAATACTTCTTTGTTATGTGGGCCATGTGAATTAAACAATAAAGATAATAATAAAGATAAAATATTGGAGGCTATCGGTGTCATCGTTAACAAAGTTAACAAGACCAAAAGCAAATAAGATTCTTGGTATAGATTCGTCTACTAATTCATTTGCATTTTGTGTATTCGATGGTAAGCCTTTAGAATGGGGCAAGGTAAGTTTCTCTGGCGCTACAATATATGATAAAGTTATAGATGCTCACAAGAAATCAAAGGCCGTTAGAGATCTTCTAGATGTTGATTATATTTGTATTGAATCTGCCATTATGGTTAAGTCTCAGGATGTAGCCATTAAGATGGCTATGATTGTTGGTGCTGTAGTTTCCGCACTTACTGATGACAAGAATTCAATTATTACTGTTCCACCCTCAGCGTGGCAACCATTTATTGGAAATAAAAACTTTACTAAATTAGAAAAAGAAGATTTAAAAGTTCAGTTCCCAAGCAAATCAGAAACTTGGTATCGTGGTAAATCTAGAGATATAAGAAAACAAAGAACTATGGATTTCTTTAATAATAAATATAATATTAATGTAAAAGATCATGATGCTGGTGATGCAATGGGAATTGCCTATTATGCTTATAATAAGTTGGTAGACAATGGCTAAACTTTATCAAAGCAAAATTTGGCTATCTAAAAGATATTTAGTAGAAAAGAAAACTATTGAAGAAATTGCTAAGGAAGCAAATACTAGTCATCAAACAATATATCGTTATCTAGTAGAATATGGATTAATAAGAAACCAAAGGAGTTGGTCAAAATGATTGAAAAAGATATTAAAGATATGTACGATCAAAATAATATTAAAATTAAACAGGGTCATAAGACTCTCCCCTTTCCTCAAAATAAAACAGAGAGCGCAATTATTGATGAATGTAATAAGTTAATTAAATTATTAATAGATAAAAATAGAGCATATGGCAATTCGGCATTAGACCCAGTAAGAACATTTTCTAAATCAGATAATATTGAACAGTTAAAGGTTCGTATAGACGATAAATTATCACGATTCATACGTGGAAAAGAATACATGGGCGACAACGACATTGATGATCTTATGGGATATTTAATTCTCTTAAAAATTGCTGTGAAGGGAAATTGGAAGTAATGCCATACTATACATATAATTGTACAAACTGTGAAAATAAGTTTGAAAAAAATGTTTACATGGATAATCGTGATGAAGTACACTGTAGTACCTGCGGTACTAAGGCTACAAGAGGAATTGATAGGCCTGGATTGGTGTGGTCACCAACCCGCAATGGCGGTCACAGCACCTGAGTGCTATAATAGAAACGGTGATTTATGTCTACCATAAAAAGAAAGTCAACATCAGAGTATGTTCCGTATGGATTTAATATGGACATTTCAGTATTTTATGAAGCAAAACATGGCAGTGATGAAATAGTTGTTGACACTCCACTTAGATTTAAGTATCAACGTGGGGTATATAAGTTTATTAGAATGGTACATAATGCAAAAAAAGAATCTACATGGATTGATTGTGTAGATGCGGCAAATGGAACTTTTAGATCATTCTATGTTGATGATTTAAAATGCGTTGTAAAGCCTAAAAAAACTAGGAAGAAGAGTAATGTCTGAGTTAGAACTTGCCGATAGGTGGGAGCGAATAAATAAGGTTGTTGAGGCTTTTCTCAAAGGATCTACTAATCCCACGCAGATAGCAAGAGAGACTGGATTTAAACGCACAGAGGTTCAAGAATATTTAAATGAGTGGCGTACTGTTGTTCATAGCGATAAGTTAATTCAAAACCGTGCGCGTGAGGCGCTTGCTGGCGCAGATAGTCATTATTCTATGCTTATTGCAGAGGCTTGGAAGGTTGTTGAAGAGGCTTCACAAACCCAAGCACTTTCCAATAAAACAGCAGCATTAAAACTTATTGCAGACATACAACAAAAACAAATTGACATGCTTCAAAAGGCTGGTCTTATTGAGAACAATGAGATTGCAGATCAAATTATTGAAAGCGAACGCAAACAAGAGGCTCTGGTAGGCATTCTAAAGGACGTTATTTCTGATTGCCCCCACTGTAAGAAAGAAGTATTTTCTAGGCTCAGTGAGGTTACTGGAAAGGTTGAGGGCTACTAGTGTTTGACGACTTCCTTAAAGCACTAGACGGAGATGAATTTGATGAGTTTCCAGTCACAATAGAAGAGTTTACAGTTAGTGAGAGATATTTAAATCTTCCTCCTTTGTCAGAGTATCAGTATCAATGCATTAAAGCAATGACACAAGTTTACAAAAAAGAAACTTTAATTAGATTGTTTGGAGAAGAAGAGGGAACTAAAAGATATAAACAAACATGTAACGAAGTCATCCTGCAACTTGGTAAGGGTTCTGGAAAAGACTACATGTCAACAGTTGCTGTATCTTATTTAGTTTATCTTTTATTGTGTCTTAAAGATCCTGCAAAATATTTTGGTAAACCTCCTGGTGACGCGATTGACATTATTAATATTGCTATTAACTCAGATCAGGCAAAGAACGTTTTCTTCAAAGGCTTTAGAAAAAGAATTGAAGGATCTCCTTGGTTTATTGGAAGATATAGTGTTACCGCACAGGCAGTAACGTTTGATAAATCTATAACATGTCACTCAGGCCACTCCGAAAGAGAATCTTGGGAGGGATACAACGTTATCTGCGTTATCCTTGACGAAATTTCTGGTTTTAGCATGGAGTCTACATCAGGCAGTGATCAGTCAAAAACTGCTCAAGCAATATATGACATGTATAGGGCATCCGTTGACTCACGATTCCCTGACTATGGAAAGGTCATATTGCTTTCATTCCCACGTTTTAAGGGAGACTTTATTCAACAACGCTATGATGCTGTTGTTGCGGATAAAGAGGTTATTGTTAGAGACTATGAATTTAAAATAGACGACGAACTTGATGAGAGCATAGAAGAAAATAAATTTAGTATTGAGTGGGAAGAGGATCACATTAATGCATATAGGTTCCCCAGAGTATATGCACTAAGGAGACCAACGTGGGAAATTAATCCCACAAGAACCATTGAAGATTTTAAAAGAGCATTTTTTACTAATCCTATAGATGCGCTTTCTCGTTTTGCATGTATGCCACCAGATTCTATGGATGCGTTTTTTAAATCTAAGGAAAAAATTGAAGCATGTTTTAATCAACCTTATAACGGAATAGATGATTCTGGTAGATTCTATGATTGGTTTCAGCCAGTAGAGGGAAAAGAATATTTTGTTCACGTTGACTTAGCACAGAAGCATGATCACTGTGCAGTTGCTATGTCGCACGTAGATAAATGGGTACATCTAAAAGCATTTCTAGATCACGAAGTTGTAAGCCCACTAATTGTTGTTGACCTTATTAAATGGTGGACACCAACTTCAGATAAGTCAGTTGATTTTTCAGAAGTGAAACAGTTCATTATTGATTTAAGATCGCGTGGGTTTAATATTAGAAAAGTAACCTTTGACAGGTGGAACTCCCATGATATACAATCGGACCTAAGAATGCTTGGAATTAATACAGAAACTTTGTCTGTTGCTAAAAAGCATTA